TTAGCACATAGTAAAATACACTTTTTAAGTTCAGTTTCTATACGTTCCCAAGCTTTTCTCATGAAATCTGACCCTCCTTTTATACCTTTACCTTTATTAAAAGGATCAGTGTGATGGAAATCGTAGATAGAAGTATATTCAGATTCTAATTCACACCTTACACATTTACCACCTAATAAGGTAATTGCTCTTTTCTTTTTAAGTAATCGTCTAGCTTTATCTCTATCATTTTTTGCAACCTTGTATAATTCGGTGTATTGCTTTTGGTATTCAACTTTTGATAGTC